TTCTTCGTCTGTCATTGCAGATCCTACCATTGTCATAAGCTCTCCTGCTTGAGCACTAATTCGGCCTGCGCCACCAGGAAGGTCTGAAAAGTATTTCCAATTTGATGTTTCTTTGTTTGCTTGTGTATTCATCATACGCTCAAGAGCCTTTGCGTATCTTTTTGGAAACTTTGGATTGTTTGCTATACTTTCAGGTAATTTATATGGAGGAGGAATAGAATTTGTTTTGTTTTTATTTGCAAAATCTACATCTCCTGTTGATGAAGTGTCTAATTCTTTATTAAATTCAGCAGTTTCTGATGGGTTACCTTTTAAAAGGGTCTTATCTTTTCCAGATATTTCTCTTTTTGGTTGTGTATTAGAATCTTTGGAAGAGTCTGTATTTGTTTCGCCATCTGGTTTATTAGTCTTTTCAGAATCAAAATTCTTTCTTTCATAGTCTCCATCCTTTGCTGAAAGTGCTTGAGAATTTGTTTCTTCTTCTGATTCTCCATCACTATCCACAGCTACTAGTTTACCACTATCATTTTTATGTGTTATGAAGTCATCTTTTTCTTTACCGTAACCTTTTCCTTTCCATACAAGACCCATTTTCTCAGCTTTTTCTTTTTCTTTATCATCTAAAGCTTGGGTATCTTGTTCTCCATCCTCTCTAAGTTGGCTAATGTATTCAGATATAAATTCTTCGTTATATTTTAAGCTTCTAAGAGTATCTTCTAATACTTCTATATGGTCTCGGTTTTTAGGGTCTGGCATACCATCATTAACGCGCCAAGCCCAATCTACTATTAAATTATCTATAAATGTATTCATAAACTACCTCAATCTATAAATATAAGAAAAAGCATTAAGAAACATCTTTTAGTTCACCATAATTTTGACCTTTACTAATGCGTGTTGGATATTTCATAGCATTTTTTATTTGCAAAATTAAATCTTTTTCTTCTATTTCATTAAAATCAAAAGTAAAGCTATCGTATGTATATAATATAAACCTTGTTTTATATTTTTCTATAACATTAAAAACTCTTTGCATTGCTTCGGAGTTTAATTCTGTTTCAGCCGATTGAATATAATAATTAAATAGCTTTTGTGGCGTCATTTCACCTATAACAGATTGATTTACTTTTCTCTTATATAAATATGTTTTAAAATGTTTTTTATGTTGCCAGGATTTCCAAAATTTAAAAATAAAATCATTTACCTTACTAAAAAATGGAATTGTTAAAAATTCTTTAGGAATTCCACCATATAATATTTGAAAACTAATTTGTTTAGCTTCAGAATATTCTTCTTTGGTTAGTGTTTCTTTTGAAAAGTATTGCTTTCCTAAATACTCATGTACTGAAGTATGTGGAAAAGTATAATCTACCATATCTGCTATTATTCTTAAATGATATGCGTCGTAGTCTAATTCTAATATCGATCCACCATCAAACCTACTAATATATTTATTTCTAGTACCATCACGTTTATTTAGTGCTGCGTAGTTTACTTTATTAAAGGTATTACTTGGTCTCCCTGTTATTGTGTAAGGATTATACTTACAGTATTCTGTTCCATTTTTAGTATATAGTCCTGCTGATTCTATTCTTTTTAAGTTTAATTGGTAATCTTTCATACTCTTATACCCAGAACAAAAGTTTATATTTTTAGATGCAATTATATTTTTTATTTTTTCTTCTATATTTTGGCAATATTGTATGTGTTTATATATTGGAATTATCTTATTTACATCAGTTCTATCCCAATACATTGAATATAGTTTTGTATGAGCAGTAGTAAATTCTTTAGGTATAATTTTTCCAATATTATAGTACATTAGGGAATTACAACAATACACATTTTTGAGGTTTAATATCGATGGTAAATCTTTAATATCATAAACATATTTTTTATAATTGGTATTTATTGCGCGGGATATTTCTACAAGGGTAAAGTTTTTCATAGATTCAATATGGTCTATGGAAATGTAATAATTATGCATATTATTTAACGTTGAAATATAAATTCCTATAATACTTTGCTGTTCTGGGTGATGTAGGTGATCGCTGGCTATGGGTATGACTATTAAATCTGATTCCTTGCAGTTTTGTGCAAAGTCATTAAAGTCTAGTGTAGTTTCTATAATTTTCATTTATAATAATATAATAAAAATATATCAATTATAAAAATTATTTAACCTTTTATTGCATTATATTTGTTTTGTGGAGTTTGTAATATTCTTCGTTCTTCTGAAACAGGTTGAATAAAATCAGTTATTGGATATAACCTACCATGAGTTATTCCATCGTGGGTTTTACCAATCATTGCACCAAAATCTTTATGTACATGATATCGGCCTTCATATTGTTCGCCAAATTCATCTACCAATTGGGTACCATCTGAGGTTAGGTTTTCTTCTTCATCTGGCTGGGCGTACATTACTAAATCTACTAAAAATTTAGATAATCCTGGTAATGTTCCTTCAGCTATACCTATTGACCTTCTATTTGTGTCAACTATCCCAAACTTATCTATTGCATTTTTTTTATATTTATCAAATAAGTATCCTCTTATTCTCCATTTTAAAAATACTGTTGAATATAATTTTGTATGTGGAGATTTTTTTTCTAGTATTAATTTATGTTGTTCTTCGTCTATTTCCATAAATTCACCACTTGGAAGATATTGTGAAAGATACATCATAAACCAACCTCTATTTTCATCACTTTGGTTTATTGTTGGACCTGTTGATACTATTCCTGGCCAATCTTTAGCATAATCTCTACGTTTTAAACTATTATATGTAAACTTTTTATTACTATTAGTAAATGGTATTAATTTTACTGGATATACGTTACCTTTTCTACCAACTGGCTTTTCTCCTTTATATGGTACCCCATGCACTGTGTGATATGGTCCTGTATATACGTTTGCTAAGTTATAGGTCGGGTCGGCAAATTCTCCTCCTTTGGTATATAAATTTAACTTAATACCTGGACCCTTTGTATATCTACCCTTTACTCTCATTTAAAAATTTCCACCATTTCCATCACCCATTTCTGATTTGTTTCCAAGATCATCTACAATAGTATCTCGATGTTCCAATGAGCTCAAGTTAAATGTAACGTGTCCTCGAGGACCATACGCTATTTCACCTTCATCATTTTCTGCTACGCCACTCAGAAACATTTCATGTGTCATACCTTGATTCCAACCAAATCCTTTACTTGCCCAACCATCTCCAGTCATCAAGTCTTTATTAAACCTTGTTGAACTATCCCTCCCCATCGCTCGAGTTCCACCATAATATCTACCACCTGAGAAGTTTTGGCCTTTTGCAAATGAATCATAGTTTTTACGAACTTGCATTCTTATTGGGGAATGACTTCTATGAGCTAATGTGTACAAGAGGGCCTTCATTAATGAACCAACTGATTCATTATCTCCCTGTTTGGGCACTACATAGGAAAGTCTACTACTACCTTTACCGTCTCTTTTGCTCCATTTTGAAAATTCACTTGGACCACCATCACCTTCATTTGCTGGCTTGTTAACTTCAAATGGCTGATCATCTCTAAACCATGATATCATTTGAGATATCCAAAGACCACTGGAAAATCTACTACCAGGTTTTAATCCTTCTTCGTTTCTTGTATTTTGATTATATCCATAGCTACCATAACTCCCATATTTTCCTTGCTTTAATTTCTTTTTTACTTTTTTAATATCATTCCGTGGCCTTGATGATACAATCATGGCTGCAGCATCATCAGCTGTAGCAGTCCTATTCAGAGTTGAAGCTGAGAAATTATTTGTTAAACCAAATAAATTTGATAATGTTTGACTACTATAAGGACGCATACTTTGGAAAGTTGGTTTTGATTTTCCATGTGTTCCTGACCCGTCAAAGCCATGCCATAAAAATAATTCAATGAAATAACAATGTTCAGGGTGAGCTCTGAATTCATAATACCAAACATCTTCAAAGAATGGGCCAGATTTATATTTTATATTACCAGATGATATAACAGATCCTCTTTTTGGCCAATCATCACAATCTTCTTCAATCACAGTATCTTCAATTACAATGTCTGGAGGAGTTCCTGTTTTTTGTTCTACTATTTCTATTTTTCCTGGTTCAGGTATAGGATCTGGATCTTCACAGGCTGCAGGATCTACGTCAGTATTTTCTGGTGGTTTATCTTCTTCACAACACTCTGGACTAAATTCTCCGTTTTCACATTGACAACCTTTTTTGGGAAGTTTATCTGTGTCAATAACTACATTAGAGATTATAGTAGTGTCATCGTCATCATCACTTGATACTGGTTGGTCACAGCAATCTTGGTGGTAGCTACCGTCTTCACATGGACAATTTGCTTTTTGTATATCCATATTTGTTTCAATGATTAAAGGTTCCATTCCTAGCATAGGTAATTTTATTAATTCAAACTCATCATCTTCTGTTTTTCTATCATTTTTAGTGGTTGGGGGTATAAGCGGTATCAGATCAAAAATTACCGTTTCAGTAGTTGGCATTATTTCTGATGGAAGATTTCCTTGATTACTACCACAATTATTTATTCCCTTACCATCACAACTACCAGGACGCATCACTGTTCTAATAGAAGTTGTCCAGTCGCCAGTAGTTATTTCATGGTCAATACCAACTATTTGAAAGGATGCGCCATGTTTTCCTGATGTATATCTATTAGGTATTTCTGTATCTGAAGTAAACCCTATATAATTTCCCCATCTAAGGCCAGACAAACCATCTATTACTAGTGATACTTTTAGTGGTACAGTTATTATTTCATCTCCAGCAGTATATGGTATAACACCAACATCTGGACTTTCCTCTGCAGGTAGAGCTTGATCAGGCGAAGCCATGTTTAGCAACTTTCTCATAGCTGTTACCATACCTTCTATACTGTCTTCGTTTACTTCATCTGCAATTTCAGAAGCACTTTTATAATATCCTGTCCATGCGTCTCTTAATGCATTAATATCTGTTGCAATTGTATCTGCACAACAATCTACACCTACTGTTTGTGCTTTAGAGTCTGGTAAAACTATACCATCCATAACTAAATCTTTGGTTTTATGATTAAATAACCTATATTCATTTGAAGATGCCCCACCCATTGGTTGTCCAGTGTTAGTTTGTTGAGATTTATTACTACCATACATCATCATTGCAGCCATTTTGGAATCTATATCAGTTTGCATATCTATATTTCTACATATTGATTTTCTACCAATACCTGGAAAGTGAAATCCTTTAACCTTTTTAGATTGTTTTACCATATTTCTATCAATAACCCTAACTACTTGAGGATTATCAGGGTCTTCAACTAATACTAGGTCCCAAATATCTCCGCAAGCTGCTTGGGTACCTTCTAATATTTTATCCATAAAGTCATCTAAAGATTTAGCTTCATTACATACCTCTTCTATAAAGGATACGTTTAATAATACGTTACTTAATAAGCCTTCACCAGAAGAACCTGCCCCGTTTCCAAGAGATTGGGATTCATACTTGTTGTCAAATGGTTTAAAGTCGTTTAAGGTTTCTGCTGTTGACCCATTTACGTTTGCTTCTCTTGCTGCTTTGTCCAAAGCTTCATCTTTTGCTTCATCTTGTGCTTTTTCTGCTTTCTTTTTAGCTTTACTATGGTTTCCTGTAAGGTTGGACATGGAGATAGAGCCAATTCTTGCCTTTACATATTCTCCGGCATATGCAACTACACCCTTTATAAATGCTCCAAATTTACCTATGGTTGTTATAGATGATGGATGAAGAACCCAATGTTCTTGCCTAGGTAATAATACCTTTGAAGGATCAGCTGATATTAGAAAAGGAGAATTTCTTACTACTGTACCTCTACTATCAAGAGCATATACTGCAGAATTGCTTCTTGGATGTTCATCCATTCCAGGTTTTGCAGCGTCATATGCTGGTTTAAACATTTGAGGATTAGAGGAGCTATTACCACTACAATTATCTACACCAGGGTTAGTTGTAGAGGTTTCCTTTTCTGCATTACTGGCGGCAGCTGTTTTTTCTACTATTGCCGAATATAATGGGGCTAGTTTCCTATTAACAACGTATTCTTCAAAATAATCCCAGCTGACGTAAAAGTCTAATTCTTCGTTAGACGGTTCTCCAAAAAAAGAACCTATCCATTCTATTGCACTTAATTCTTTATCAAAAAGAGCAGCCATTCCTATTGGTGCACCATTAGAGTTTCTAACTGCCTCTGAACTCTGATGAGTTACCCTTAACTTTTGCCTTAAAAAATATAAGGGTTGCTCCATGTTTGGCCTGTGGACTTTATCTTGTTCTGAATCTTCTTCATCTGGATCTTCATCACATCCACTGTGCATTGTTGCAGTTTCAGTTGGTGTAGAAAGAAAGGTTGTTCCTTTAGAAGTTAGTTCTACTGTACAATCAAATCCACCATTATCATTTATGCTCCAATTAAAATTACTGATTATTCCTCTAATTGCATCATAACAAAAATTGTGAGCGGATTGCTTTGTTCTTACTTTACAAAGAAACTCTGAGTCTGTTTTAGATACATCTGTTAGACTTTTTCCTAGATTTGTGGTAACTAGATCTCCAGTAGTATCTATATTCCAACCATATTCTATTAAGCCATGTTTTCCTAATGCAAATAATGAATATTGCATTGAATTTAAGGTTGTTTTATCCCAAATTGTTAAATTAATAGTTACCTTTTTAATACCGCCAAGTGTACCTTTTTCTTCAACTTTAACACTTGTAAGTCCAGGCCTTGGATTATTTCTGTTGCTACCAGCTGATTGGCCATCTTTAATATCCATATAGTTATTTGAATATGGGCCCATTCTAGTAGATTCATTGGTTTTATAAGATCTTTCTAAATTATCTAGGTTTCCGCCAAAAATTATGTGGGATTTCCTTAACGCTTCTGAATCTGTGTCGCCATGGTGTACACACGGAGAAAATCGAGCCCAAGGAATACGAGCATGAGTCCATGGACCATATCCATTTGGTATTATTTTAGCTCGCCTACACAATTCAGAGCGTACGCCATTAGCCATATTTGAACCCAATAAAGACATTTAATTTCTCCTTTGCAATAAATATAAAATTAGGTATATTTTATCTTCTATTTTGATTAAAATCTCTATAATTTTCAATTATTGAATTAATATCCATGGGTACCCTTAGTCTTGTTCCTGGAGGTACTGCAAATGTACCTTTTCCAAGATTATTTGCTGTTGCTAATATCCACCACAATGTAACGTCCTTATAAAATTCATGCGCCAATAAATCTAACCTATCACCTGCTCTTGTACGTATAAATAAGTCACTATTTTCTCTTTCTATTTTTGGCACAAATGATGTTGCATGTTTAGTTGTTTCAGTTACATTTTCTCGGATTACTTTTGATGTTATATATCTATTCATATTATACTCTATTCAACAGGATTTGCTGCTTTAGCTTTACCAAAATTTTGGTTTATAGCATTAAAATAATTACTATTCGTTCTAAATACTGCTAAATCATTAGCTTTTGGAGTATTTGTGTCTACTGAGTCAGGGTCAAGGAACGTTCCGTCTGCAGGATTATAGTTTGGTGCTTCGTTAAACATTACTTTACAACCCATACTAACTTCTAAATACAATGGTAGTTGTCTTCCTGGATCTATATCCCATGGAGAACTATCGGGTACAGATATATCAAAACTATCAACAACAACTGGTATATCTTTAAAATAATTACCTATTGTTAATTTAAGTAGTGGGCCAATTGGTAAATGAGTATTGGTAAATCCTGGAGAAATTAATTGCATTAACCTGTTTAATCTTATGTATTGGGCGTCTAGTTCTTGTCTAGTCATTGCATACATTTTAAAACTAAACTTAGTTGATCTGGATATTTTTTTAAATAAAAATGTTGGACTAGTTCTACCAATATAACCAACGTCTTCAAATTCTGGTGCTAAAGAGTCAGTAAAATCTGTTAGCATTGCTCTTAATTGTACAGTATGTTTTATTGGTTGTAATGTTTTAAATTGAAAAAGTATTAAATCTTCAAAAGGAACGGCGTTTTTGCCTGCATCTTCTGGAGTATTTAATGCATTGGCTGGAGCTGCAAATCCATTGGTATCTGTGACAACACTACTATCAGATAAACCTACAGTTTCAAAACCACCAGGTAAAGAATATCTATCTGATATATTTTTTCCTTTTTTACCGTAATTTTCTCTAAACCTAGTAACCCTATCTTGTCCATTCCACTGGTCATTTGTTGGTGTTATTGAAGATGCATTATTACCATCTAAATATGTTCTAAAGTCTACTATTGAAGTACCTGCTTGGTTTTCTTGGATTTCTTTTATTTTTCCATATGCTATAGTTTCGTAATGGTGAGACATATTTGGTATTTCTAATGTCTTAGTATTATCTAGTAATACTGGTGGGGTTTGCTTGTATATTTTATCAATATCAGCTGATCTTTCAGACTTGAAAGCTCCATCACTATTTTTATTGTCACTATATCTTAGGCCCTCTTTCGGTGTCCAACCATTATTTCCAAAGTTTGGATTATCTGCCCTAAAACCAGCTGCTTGATCGTCTATGGTTTCTTCTCTATTGCCCCAAGAGGTTGTTAAGGAAACAGACTGTCCATGTGTACCAGTGGTAGATGTATGTTGACCTACACCAAAACCGGCGTTAGATCTAAATATTCTTGTACGACCTATACCATAAACAGAATGAGGTCCAAGTAATCCTGATAGTACATCTATTTTTTCTCTACTAGGAGTAAGTTTTTGAAGTTGTTTTTTTGTCCATCTTCCTAATTTTGCAAATATTCCGTCGCCTCCTTCGCCATCAGTTTTGGGTTTTCCTGTATCCATAGTTGCTGGATCAAAATATCCAGAACCTAGTTCGTCTGCTAAGGCGTATAATCTGCTTTTACCACGTGTTATGCCTAGGCCATATACGGTACCTTTGGTATAATTATCTCTGCCTATTTCGTTTACACCCTTTTCATAGTGGGTACCATCTCCTTCTAATGGTCCTAGGCCATGTCTTACTAAGTGTATTCCTGCAGCATTTGTTGCTACTTGAGCAACAGTTGATAAACCTAGTGGGTATATTCTAGTTCTAGATAATCCTAGTACAGTTGCACCCTGCCATTTTGGGTTAGTTAACTGCATTCCTATATTTTTAGCTATAAATATTAGTCCATTAGGACTTAACATATATTGGCCAATTCTATCAACATCTTTTAAGGCTCTATTTAATGAAGTACCTACTCCTCCACGAACCGCAGTGTCACCATGTACTGGTCCAGGACCGTCACTAAATAAACTCCAGTTTGAACCTATTTCTCTGGTTATATATGGTTGTTTTCCATAATATCCCGAGTTGTGTGCTTCATCTTGTAGAGGTAGTGAATTATATAAATCTTGCACAGAAGTTTTAAATTGTCCCTGTAATTCTATTCCACTAGCAAATCTACTTTTTGCTCCAGTAAAGAATCCTTCTAACGATTGTCCTACACCATCCTTTGCACCAGGTGCAGTTGGTGGTTTAGTATTATTAATCATACCATAAAATGTATCATTAAAAAGGTAACTTTGACGTGTAGATATAGCAGTTGGGTAAGTGTATACACTACCATCTATTCCTTTAAAATCTGTTTGAGATTGGTGAGTTTTATTTAATGTGAAGCCTAATGCTTTTTGGTTTCCTATTCCATCTACTGGTCCACTAAATTTATCGTTATATATTGATCTATTCCAGGCCCATATTTGTCCTCCACCATTGGCTTGAGTAGGAAAATTAAAGGTCATATTTCCAGGATCTCCTTTAACTCCTGTAAAGTCTGAAACTGATAGGTGATGTTTATTTGGTATAAACCCTGCAGCATCAACATCACTAAAACCATTCCAAATACCTATAAGTCCTAATCCTTGATTTCCTGTATGGTTATATGAAAATGTACCGTTTCCTGGGCCACCTGATATTCCTACAAACTGGGTTGAATTCATATTTAAAGTAAACCCTAATGCATTTATATTTGGTATGCCGTCATGAAGGAATAATTTAGCTGTGCCATGATTTGGTGGAAGCATATTATTTGCTACTGATGGAGCAGTTCCTGGAGGATTACCCATGTTATTGGCTACACTTGGAGTTGTACCAGGAGGATTACTCATATTATTTATAACACTTATTCCCGCGTTTATTGGGGAAACCATATTATTTGATACACTTAAACCAGCATTTACTGGGGAAATCATATTATTTGATACACCTAACCCGCTATTTGCTGGCGAAAGCATATTATTAGTAACTGTTGGTGTTAGAAATACAGGAGAAAATATAAATCCAGCTGGAGAAAACCCTATTTTAGGAGGACTAGCTGGTGCTGGAAATACGTCAGGTAATCCTATACCTGTAAATTCTGTTGGATCTTGTGCTTCTCTATTTGGTGTAAATCCAGTAGCATTTATATTTGATATTCCATCATGTATACCTAATAAGGCAGCTTGTTTTTGAGGCCCTTGCTGTATTGAGGTAGCAATTGTATGGCCTATTCCGCTACTTTTATAGAAAGATGCTAGATTTACAGTTTCAAATTTTTTCGCCATATTATGTTCTCGTTAAACCTTTAGCCATATGCATTACTTCACCTACTTTTTTACCATCCATGTTTATTACGCCAGGTTGTTGTATCACAGCTATTAGTTGATCTAGTTTTGCTATTATTTCAGTATTTCCACCACTATCTTTTGTACCAGCTGATTCTTTTGAACTTGATTCTTCTCCTCCACCACTACCCATTATCGAACCTAATCCACCCATTGCTCCAACAAGTGTACCAAGTAATAATAGAGTTGGCATTAAAGGCATAAGGGCATATAGTGCCGGTACCATAAGTAATAATCCACCAGCAAATGCGGCAAAGCCGGCACCCATTAAGAACATTCCTTGTCCAGCTGCTGAAAGAGCAACTAAAGCTGGCGCCATTTCAGCAAGTAATGGAGCTAATTGGCCAAGAACTGGAATCATACCTGAAACTGATGATAACGCTAGCAATCCAAAGGCTAGTGGTATAAGACTTGCACCAAGTAGAGCAAGGCCAGGACCTATAAGAAGTAAATTTCCTCCTGCACCGGCTAATTCTGCTAGGGCTGGACCTAATACGGCCATGTGTTCTCCTAATACACCTAATAAAGGTATAAATGAAGCGGTCATTGCTAGTGCTAATAACCCATAAGAAAAGGGTATTAAACCTAAGCCAATCATTGCTAATGCTGGTCCTATAGCTAGTAGTCCTGCACCTGCTCCAGCTAATTGAGATAATGCTGGGCCTAATACTGTTAGATGTTCACCTAATACACCCAATAAAGGTATAAATGAACCAGTCATTGCAAGTGCTAATAATCCGTAAGAAAAGGGTATTAAACCCAATCCAATTAATGCTAAAGCAGGACCGATTGCCAATAGTCCGCCGCCTACAGCACCTAGTGCAGCTAAATTTGGAGCCAATTGAACCATTAATTCAGAAAATGCAATTGCAGTTCCTATAACTGGCGCCATTAAAAACATTGCAGCTGCAAATCCTAGTGTTCCTAATCCTAACATTGTCATACCAAAACCTGCAAGTGCTAATAGTGGAGCAACCATTGCAAGTTGTACTATTCCACCCATTGTTCCTTCAACATCTACACCCTTTAACATACCTAGTGCACTTGCAAATGGTATAATTGCTAATCCTAATCCTGCAATTGCCAATGCTCCTAGGGCAAAAGCAGCTGCACCAACTCCAGACATCATTATAGATCCAATAACTAAAGCAGCAGCTGAAAGTACTATTATTGCTCCTGCCATGGCTATTATAGATCCAGCATCTACTCCAGCTAAAAGACTAAATGCAAATGCTGCCGGTATAAGTGCTATTCCAAGAATACCCATTGCTAATGCACCTTGAATAACTTGTGAAGACATATTTCCTATTAAAGCGGCCGCCATACCTAATATAATTAGTATACCGGATCCCATTGCTACACTACCCCAATTTATATCGTCGCCAAACTGTTGAGCAGCTTTTGCAAATACAAACATTGCAGCAGCTATTATTAGCATTCCTGCAGCGGCTTTTAATGCGGATTTTACGTTAAACCCTTTTCCAGGAGTTCCTCCACCCTTTGATGGTTTACTTTGTTTTTGTTTTTCTTTGGTAATCATTTTTTCTATACCTAAGTTACCAGTTAATGCAGCTCCTTGAGATATTAACTGTACCAGTGCTGCAGCTCCAGCAACAATAGTTGCAGCAATTTGTGCATTTTCTGCAGTTAGTATTGAATCATTATCTTTTAATATTTCTCCTGTCTGGTTGTAATGTTCTTTTTGAGCAGCAGTAAGACTTTCTAGTTTATCTGCACTTTGTAGCATTTTTGCTAAATCAGTTCTAGTCATTCCTACAGATTGAGCATATGCCTCTTGTTCTAAACGATTCATACGGGAGAAGTCTTCATAACTACCCATTTGTTTAACTAATTCTTTAGTCATACCAATAAGGTCATTATTTAATGCTAATTCTCTAGCCTTATTTAGGTTCATTGATCTGCCCGTCATAACTTGAGCATTCATTTCTGCCTCTATTGACGACTCTATGTTTAATAGTCCATCAGCTATACTAGCAATTTCTGACATAGACATACCTAATTTTTTAGCGGCAATTGCCGTCATTGTCATGGTTTTAAAACCTTTTTTACCTGCTGCAGCGAATTCTCCATAGTTATCGGCCATTTCTTGAACAACTACACCAGGCGCAACCTTATTTGCTTTTGCAAGAGCAACCGTTTGTTCCATCATTGCATCTGCGGCCTCTTGGCTATGGCCGTTCATACCTGCTAGTATTTTATTTAATTTTGCTGCTTGTCCGACCGCTATACCATATCTTGTTGACATAAAGACAACTGAATCAGTAATTTTACCTTGAACCTTTTCAGTTGCATAACCTAGTTTAAGTAATTCTCCTTGTGCAGCTGTAACGTCTTTTACACTTACACCCATCATTGAATATTTGGCAGCTGTTACAGTTGCCGAGGCTTGTAGTTTTGCAGAATTAGCATAACCAATACCTGTTTCTTGAGCAAAGTCTCTAGCGGCTTTGGCCATTTCAAATAATTTATTAACTATAAATGCAAATGCCGCTTGGCCGTTTGTAAATATTCCTATATATTTTTGAGCACCTTTTTTCATATCACCAAGGACCCCTTCTTGAGCCTTTAAGGTATCATTTTGTGTCATTAACCTATCACGTACACTTTCACCAGTTATTAAGGTCTTGTCCAGTTCTTCATTAAGTTCTACAGCTTTGTCGACCTGCTCGGTCATCATGATCTTTATTTCTTCTTGTGTTTTTGCTTGCTGGGTTAAAAGGTCTGCTAGTTCTACACCAGAAACGCCCTTAGCTTCCATAGCTGCTATTTCTGCAGCATGCTCTTCGTTCATTGAAACAAGTAAGCTTTCTTGCTCAGCAAATAAGTCTCCTAATTGGATAGATCCGCTCTGGAGCTCTTTCATCATATTAGATTCTATGCTGGCCAGGCTGGTTAAGGCTTTTGCAGTACCTAATCTTCCAGCATCAGCTGTTTCTCTAGCTTTTGCTGCAATTGCTGCTGATTGGTCATAACCAGCAATTTCCTTTGAAAAGATTTTATTTGATTTCTTTTCTTTAGTGATGCTTTTTTCAATACCTGATATTTTTTGCAATAGTGCCAGCTGCTCTTTTTGAAGAGCTGTCATTTGTTTTTGGTTATCTAAGTCTTTTTTTGAAGCCACCTGTTATTTTCCTATATTCTATCTAGATTATCTTGGTAGTCGTATTTTTTCATCCTATCTTTAAGATCGGCTAATGCCCCTTGTAAAACCTTATCTTTAGCTAACTTTTTCATAGCTCGCTTTTCTAGGGCCACACCCATTTTTTTAGTTAACCATGATATTAGGTCAACAGCAATGTTGTCTTCTTTAAGTGTTTGTTTAATTTCCTTTCGGACAGCCTTTCTTACCTGTTTTTCATTGGTCATGCTTGATCTCCTTTGATTTTGATTCATATATAAATATCAAAGAAGTTTGCTTTTTATCTCCGTTTGGATCCTTTATTGGCCTTATCCATTTCTTCTTTTTCAGCTTTTTTGGCATTAAGAAGTTTATCCCAATAAAATCGCCTAAGTGCTATTGGCATATCATATAGGTCAGACCATGTGAAACCCCCTTGGGAGTGATATGCCATCTCAAATAGCATGTTGTGCAGAATGGGCCTATATTCAGGCCCTAGGCCAAAAAAACTGAACGGACATTGGAAGAGTAATTTCTTGCTCATCTCCAGTTGATTCACTAAAATAACTATATGTTAAGTCTATATCAGGAGAAATAGTTTCTATATGTTCTCTGAATGCTAAAGAATCTCTAGAAAGGAATTCATTTTCTACAAAATTTCTAATTTTTATAGGATCATTGTCTCCATCTACAGATACTATCATTTTTTTAAGTCTAGTACTTAATTCTGGTCTTACACCAGCAAATCCACCTTTAAATGATTTTTTTTGCCTTTTTAACTCATCCTGTACAGATTGTTCGTCTCCATGGCAAAGTAATCTAAATTCAATAGTTCTTTTTGATGCAGGTAGCTGTAATGTAAACTTATTTTCACCAGCCTCTAAACCTTCTATATTAAAATCTTTATATTCAAATTGAGTAAGATCTACTATTTCTTCTTGTTTATCTCCAGTATTTGGGTCTGTTAGTTCTACCTTATACTCTTTACCATAAGCAAGTATTCTAGCTGCAACCATTATTGCATTTTTATCACCTACCAATAAGTCATTATAATTTATTGGTGAAACTATTAATGAACGTAATAGTCTATCTATAACTGTTCCATTTTTTATTAAGTTTTGTGATGTAAGAATATCTTCTTCTTTTGCAGTCATATACTTTACATCTACTTTTCCTAATGCTAGTGCTGATCCTTGGGGATATAATATTCCCTTTGACGGTAACTCTATAGTTTCTGTTGGAAACTTATAATCTGATTCTTTTATTTGTGGGTTTGATGCAGGTGTTTCACTGATTACTTTTTGCTTTAATTCATCATTACTTAATCTATCATTTCCTGGGTAATCTGAATCTACTACTTTTGACTTTGCCATAACTTTTCTCCTATTTATTGTTTGTGTTTGTATAACATATATAAATATATATTCCCGTAAAAAAATGCACAAAAAAAGACCCTAACATTTAGAAAGGGCCTTATTTTATAGTTTGTTATAGTATTAGTATTGTAATATCCAGTAATCACATCTAATAGATACAGTTATTTCATTGACAGCTGCAGTTTGTGTCCAATCAATTGCTCCAAAATCTGCTCCTGTAATCATTGCACCTTTTCCTGTCCATTCTTCTACCTTATCACCTACAGGTCCAAGTACATTAATAGTTATGTCTTTCTTATAGAAATCTGCATAACCATCTCTACCTGTTACTGATTCGTGGTGTAAACGTACCCATTCCATTACAGCTTGTGCACCTGATGGTACAATTGGATCGTAAAGTACGATATCAATTGGATCCCATGTTGTTTTACCTTTAACATACCTTGAAACATTGATATGTTGTAATTCAACCTCTTCAGTCACTACCTTTGGTCTAGCTGCAGTCTTTATAAGGTATGCAGGTATTCCATCAATATAGAATATAAATCTGTTTTGTTGTTTAGGCTCAAAGGCCGTGAACATTATTTCACTTGGGTCTACTAAATTTGCCATTTATTTTTCTCCTCTATATATAAATATCATCATGTTATCTTATTTATTAAATTCTATTCTTCAAATGATGCACCAGTTCTCATAATGTTGAAGTCAATAATAATGAATTCTGCAGCTTTTGCAGGCTGTAGGAATATTTCACCTTTCATTTGATTTCTATCTACTACGTCTGGTGTATTATTTGTTTCGTCCATTACAACTTTAAATGCATATAAACCTTGTTGTTGTTGTACGGTTTCTAAATAAGGGTTAACAATATTTAAGAATCTATTTCTTGTTGCTGTTGTATTTTGTTCAAATACAAGGTATTTTGTAGAAGAAGCAATAAACTTCTTAAGTTTTATTAACAATCTTCTAACGTTAATTCTATCTAATGCAGACGGTTTAGTTTGTAGGGTTTTTTGGCCCCAAATACATACACCAACAGCAGGGAATACAGCTATAGGATTAACTTTACCTTCGTATAAGTCATCTCTTTCGCCATGTGTTAATCTTGTATAAACATCACTTACACTTCCTAGGCTTCCTCTATTTAATCCTGCAGGAGCGAACCAAGGGAATGCAACTCTATCATTATAAGCAATTACACCAGGTACTACTACCGATGGCGGAACCCATATAAATCTATTAACAGTTGCGTCTAATATTTTTACCCATGGATAATATTGAGCTGCATAGTTTGTATCATAGTTGTCTGCTTGAGATATTGCGGCTGATACTGCATCTCCATTTAACGAGTTAACTCCATCAAATACAAAGAAACAATCACCTCTATCTTCACATACATCAATCGCTTTAGTTACGATGTTTGAAGCGTTTTGTGAAAGTATACCTGGCATAACAATAAGATTAATATCTATTTCATCAGGATTAGATATTGTATCTAATGCCTTTTTATATGCAGTATATCCACTTGTTGTTGTACTTGCAAAACTAAATCCAAAGCTATTTCCAGATGAAAGATCTGATCCAAGATTAACAGGTGTTGCTGGATTAACTCCATCATATCCTCCTTGTAGAGCTAGTGTAAATCTTTTAGCATTTAATGCAGAACCAGTATTTACTGTTGCACTATTATGTACACATTGTTCTAGTGTAAATGTTTTATTCCAACCTATATTAGCAGTATCACTTAAAGGAGCAAGATAGTATTTCATTCCATTATTAAGTATGTCTTCGTTAAAATTAAAACCAAAATATGTTTTAGTATCTGTTGTTAAACTTCTAGAAGTTACTAACGCTGCAGCAGGGTATGCACCATATGTTGCTGCTTGGAATGGAGATAAATAACCTTCATGTCCAAATGGTATTAATCCTGGAGAGTATATTGCATTTCTTACTCTTTCGTCTACTTCAACTCTAATGAATTTTGAAAGGTTTTCATAATCACCTTTAACTACAAGTTTACTATCTGCACCGACTGCTTGGTAATATTTGTATTTATCACCGATACGTCTTGCAATATAGTTAGGTGAATTAGGATCTAAATTACAATTTGCATATGATTCTAAAGCAACTACCTTAGTATCTGTATCATCGAATTTTCTAACTGTTATTGTAAAGCTTCCATATTCTTGTCCACTAACACTACCAGCAGCTTTAATAGCTACTATACTTACTTTGGCCATTGTGTTTGTATTATTACCATGAGATAATGTATGTACTTTAAATAATGGTTCGTTTGTTGCACCTCCAATAGTTTGAGAAACAACCCAAGGTGTACTTGCAGCAGAATAAGATTTACCAGATGTAGCACTATTTGTTCCTGTACCTGTAGCAGTTGAAGCTGCATTAAAGTCTACATCTTGAAGTGAGTGACTTGCGATTGTGAAACCATATCCACCACCGTTATTATCAACGTTTCCACCATAAGATTGAGAATTAAATATTGAATAAACGTATGCTGATTTAACATATGTTTCTGTTCCAGTACCTACACCTGGTACGTATGCACCTGCAGCGACTGGTAATTGGTCTTCAAAGTAATTTGCATTAGATTTATCAAACGACCAAGTTGCAGCTACTGCACTATTCCATGTAAATGTTGCAACTCCGTTACCAGTTAAGGCATTACTTAAGTCTCCACTTCCTGTATCGGCTACACCGTCTTGGAAAGCGTTATTATATCCTACACTTGTATATACTGCTGGAGCTACAATTGCAGAACCTGTTTTAATTACAAAAGAGTTTGCTGCAATTCCTTTTGCTACAGCAGTTAATGCTAAATTGGATCCTGAAACCGATGCGGCTATTAATCCATTAAGTACTGGTACTAAGTTTATTTCTGTCTTTAATAATAATGTAGATGCGTCAGAATCAGATCCTGTAGGATAATAAAATATAGGATTATTATCTGGTGTTTGATTTACACTACTTTCTGCGATAAATCTATAATTTACTCCACCAGCATTAATTTGAAATTCTGCTCCATCGCTAAATACAGTATCTCCTAAACCGGTTGCCAATTGACTCATAGAAATAGATGCGGTTGCTTGTGCACCTCCACCGACAGTACCATATGCTACTGATGTACATTGTTGATCATCATCATCAGCAGATGCGTGTAATACGGCTAATAAATGTTTAGAATTTCCATTTACTGCAGCAGATTGAGATGAAAATGTAGTTGAACCTGATGCATATAAAAATACCTGATTTGAGATATTGTATCCATCTAATCCAAGAATCCTAACAATAGTCACAGCTCCTGCGCTTCTAATATATTCTTTTACTGTATACGGTACATAAGTACCTGCTGTACTACTTCCAAACTGTAATTCAAAATCACCCATTGAGCGAATCACTGTAGGTTGGAATGCTGGACCTATTTCAGTCCTTCCAATTATTACAGCGCCTATTTCGCCAATACCTGCTGGTAAAAATGAAAGGTCGTTTTCTTGTGTAAAAACACCTGGGCTAACAATTCTTTCGGCCATTATTTTTTCTCCTCTTATTATATTCTTTATGTGAGATAGTAATCCTTTGTTTCTCTATATATAAATATCTAGTAAAAAGCCAAAGATTATTCTACAGGAGTAAATATTCCTGTTTCTATATCTAATGTTCCTTTACCGTATTTATTGCTTAGGTCTTCTGCGAATTTTATCTCTGTTGTTCTATTTTCATTAAACATATTTTCAAGACTTGCTTTTTCATCAGTTAAAGCCGTTAATTCAAAGTGAATTTGTCCCATTCTTAACGTGACTTGGTCATATGTTATTTTAATTGTAGATATTTTATTTATTTCTTCTTTAGTAAATTTTTTTGCAGTATCCTTAGCAGGTTCGGCCGCTTTTTCAGCCCTATGTGCTTGTAATTTATCTGCAATGTCTTGTTCTTTGTTCATTTTATAACTCCTTTATTTTAGCAAGGTTCTTCAGGTGCAACACCTGAATTTCCTACGTTAATTTGATTACCACTATTTGGTAAATTATCCATATCAGTTACAACCGTTGCACCAATATTTATTTCTGCTATTCCATAACTTGTATTATCAAAATTATCCATTTCTTTTTGTAAATTATTTGGTATAATATATCCAGATAAATTTAATGTAAAAGATGCCTTTGACATTCTATCGTTTCCTTGTTCTAGTTCATTTGATATATCAAAAGAGTCTAAGGTTGCCAGAAATTTAAAGAAATCTGGTTTACCCCAATATGAATTTGATGCATAATTTATATCTTCAACTATTCTGTTTTGGTGTTCTATAAAGTCTGTCCAGACTATGCACTCGTATGATATATTAACATAATCAGGTATAATTACCCTATGAAACTCTCTAGAAGGTCTTCTACCAACCAATAAATCAAATCTATCATACCTATTTCTAGGATTGTATTGTTTTTCAAATGTTATATGTAGGTTTGGATTATTTGCATCTAGATTTCTACTTAAATTTCTATTTTTTTCTACACTAGTTCTTCTGTACATTATTAATGGTAGTTGTATTTTCCCAGTTTCATCTCTAAATACTCCAGATTTTTGTACAGACTTCCATCTTTCAGGTGAACCGTATATTAAAGGTACCTTTACCTCTGAATCTCCTTCGCCAACAGTTGGTTGGATTACGTTTTCAAAATAATAATATATTGCTTCGTCTATATCATATAAACCAACCTTAACATCTTTAAATGTATCACTTTTTCTAGCATGAATAGATCTATCACTAGGTATTCTTTTACCACTTGAGTCAGTATAATCTGTATTTTGGTTAATAGCCATATGTTTTATTCGTTATACAAGCCATATTTAAAGCCTGCTCTTATATCGTCTAATTGTACTTTACTTTTTCTAGTTTGGTGTCCTGAACATATTATAGAAAAACTTGAACCAAATTCTTGTCTATCACCACTTATAAATCCTTTATCATTTTCTGGATCTTTACCGACTATAAATTGGTTTTCTACTACAGAGTCTAATTCCCAATAAATATTATTCCACCAGATTGTATCACCAACTTCAAGTACTACATTTGCTGATGGAGTGCCGATACTTCCAGCTGGTAATAAATCGTCTCGTAAAAATGAAAATTTGATTTGTTGATTTACATCCATACCAAATTCGCTTGATTCCCACTCTTGGTTTTCTGTTTCTACTAGACATGCAACTCTAACCCCAGGCTTATATACTTTATTTATTGATTCACCGTATATATTTGTATCAGAATCATAAACTGCACTTTTAAATATGTCTACTTCTATATCTATGAGTTTATTTATTAGTTCCCTACTTAAGGTTCTAAATAAACTTATATCTCTCTGTCCACCAAATAAAGCCATATTTATTACCCTATGTATATTCCGTATGGAATTTTATTCATTGTTTCACCCATAAACTCAGCTTCTTCTTTCTGTCTTTCTAAAAGATTTCTTCTAGATGAAGCTTCAAGGTCTTCTCTAAGTTGAGATATTAAATTTTCTTTTTCTACAGCTGCTTCAGATCTAAGCGTGTCTCCATCTACATTAACCTCAGCTCCTGGAATAGGTATAGAACTATACTTACTTCTAACATTACCTAATAATTCTTTTACTAGTGCTAATGCGTATTTTCTAATCCACTGTTTTCCTGGATGGTTAATACTAGAATAAACCATATCATTATATGTTGCATTTGAAAAATCAGTTATTGTATTTGCAACAGTACCGTTTTTGGTTGGATTATTTCTTTCCGTAGTTAATACATATTCTACCCAAATTTTATATGGGGTTTTTGGGTCTGGAAATATTCTTAATCTATTATTTCTTAGCTCAAAACTATATGCAGATTTTCTTATTTGGTCATTAAATTCTATTGCTTGTACCCTTAATAAATCATCATACATTGGTAGCATTAAGAAATTTACAGCTGGACTATAGTTACCCATACCAAAACCTTCTAGTAGATGATCTGATCCCATTCCTGTTCCAACATATGGGTCAAAAAATCTAGTCATTGCTGGGGTACCTTGATAATATACTCTTTTTATTTCTATATTATCTGTGGATGATCCTGCTTCTAGGTTAAGCATTGTATCTAGGTCATATGTTTGTTTTGAAGCTGATAATTGTAGAGATGCACTATAATGAGTTGTATCTCCTCCTACCGATGCTTCAGTTCCATATTTTTGAGCTAGTGTTATAAACCTGCCAAAATTTGGAGTTATTTCTTGGTGTGTAAGATTACTACCTGTTGAGGTTCCTTTTAGTGTAAGAAGATTTTCCTTTATATTGTAGTAGTTTACTTGGCTTCCGTATTCACTTACTGCCTCTTCAAAGCATGCATGGAAATTTTGGTCTTGCATTTCAATATCTACTATAGGATATCCTAACCTTCTTGCACACCAATCTGCAACCTTAGGTCCGTCAGATTGAAAATCAGTATCAGAATCATATAAACCAAATGGGGTGTCACCACTTATTGCACCTGCTGATCCGTCGTATATTGTTATGTTTGTTGCCATGTTTTCCTCAAAAAGTTACGATATTACTCGTATATAAATATCAGGTTTAATGTTTAAATTTACAGTTTTTGTAATAGTTTACATACCCATTAGCATTTCAAATACTTC